TTAATAATTCTTTTAATAATCCCATGTTTGCTTTTGCTGAATGGAACTCTTCACCTTTAACTTTCGGTGCATCTTGGTAGTCTAAAGATAGCAATTTGTTTTTGTATTCTGAATTTTTAGCAACTTGCATTTGATCTTGGTATTCTTCTGTAGGCTCGCCTGGTTTCCTAACAACAATGTGCGTTGCCGGAACTCTCAAAATGTCCGAAAGGTATTCTTTCATTACATTTGATGATGCTGGATAATTTGTCGTCACGTCAAAGATTGTAACCTGCTCATTGCTTAAGGCAGGAAAATCAAGTGGCAATGTCATGATAGGTGTTTTCTTACCTGCAGACATGTTTGCAACTTCAAACTTCGCAAGTGCTGATTCTAGTTTAGAAGCAAAATCATCTGCTACTTCGCCTGCTACCTTAATTTTGTAGTCATACGACTTTGCTGATTCTGTTAGATAGTCTTTAAACGTGCTCATATGCAATATTTAGTCTTTTTTCAGTAGTTTCTTCATCAATTCGTTACGGTCAGATATGACAAATCCGTCGCTTTCCTCTATAGGACCACCGTCTTTATTGCCGTCTTTGTCTAGTTTCATTTTCTTCAACTGTAATTCCACCATTTTGAGCTTTTTATCTATCTTGCCGCTTTTAGCATCTATGGCATTTTTTAGGAAATTACTTGCAACCTCAAATATACGTCCAGAATAACGTGAGTCAACGTTCATGCCCAAGTCCATTAGATTTTTGTAACTCTCTTCAGACTCAATAGCCAGTTTGTCTAACTCTAGATCTGATAGTTCACCTAGTCCTTTTACCTGTGGTAGTGCGGCCGCAATCTTGTCAAACTCTGCGTAACTTTTCTCTAAATTTTTTCGTGTTTGCGGATCAACGTTTTTCATTACTTCTTTTGTTTGATCTTTGTTTGCTCGAGCCTGCTCTTTTTTGTCTACCTCTTTGAACGCTTGTTTTACGTTTGGTAAATTAAGAATATCTTCTAACTTTTTTGTCATCGTCGTATTTACTTACGTTTGCCGTTGTGGAATAGTTGTTCTTCTGACACTACCCTAAATCTAATTTTTCTTTGCTTTGCGAATGCATTCGCGGCCTCCCATTTAGCCATGTTTATTACGACTTGTTTTTTCTTTGCTTGACTTCTGCCAGCAGATTCCATGCTGGTCTGACTCATGGGTTTTACTTCTACCATCTCTGCGTGTTTCCTACCGTTCTTATCTTGATACACAATGAAAAAATCTGGAACGTATACTGTGTATTTTCCTGTGAAAGGATGCCTGTATGGGATTTTGATGCTTTCGCTGGCCCACTGGTACACGTTAGGATGTTCGTCACACAATCTCATGAATGCGTGTTCCCAACTGCTTCTGTATGTAGGAGTTTTCGTTCCAACATATTTGTCGCCGTTCTTTGGAGAGAATTTACCTCTTGCGAATCTAGGTAACATTAGTCTATGATGTTTCTAGATACAGTCTCTTTTGCTGTGAGTGTTTGCCTGACACCTAATCTGCTAGACTTGTATCTGTTGGCATTTAATATTATGGTTATTAGTTCTGAAAGCAAAGATGGCTTTGCTTTAGCCAGTTCGTCTAATATCTCTTGTGGCTTGATGTTGTCTATCTTTGCCTGTGTAAGGATTACATATGCTGTAGACTCTGCAGACGTTCTAGTGAATCCTCTCTTAACAAAAAAGGCAACGGCGCTGTCATACTCTCCAACGTTAAACTGATATTCAGATTGGTAGTTGTCAGTGGTCAATTTATCTATTGACTTTTGTAGTCTGTCTTTATCTTTAGGTGGTAAGTTAGTATAAAAATCTGCCATTATAAAGTTGCTTTCTCTGTTGCTATCTCAACATCTTGTGATTGTCTCGATACTTTTATATATCCTTCTGTGACCAACTTTCTAACATCAGTTATGGACTTACTGGTGTACACATTCTTCACAGTGTCTGATGCCGCCTCATATTCTATGTTTGACTCTGCTGGGGTCAGTCCTTTTCTTGAACCAATGTCCTTGAAGTATATGCCTGCCGCTATTTCATTTTTGACCGCACTGTCGTTGGATATAAGGTTAAACACCTCATCTGGACCTAAGAAGTTTACAGTATCCAGTCCTGATCCGTTTGAAAGCACTGTATTATTTTGATTAGTTTTGTTGTCACTTGTACCTCTAGCACTTGCTATAACAGTTCCGGCGGCTATTATTGAACCAACACTAAACGCTCCTATAGGGTTGTCTATTGATCCTGCTTGTTTTCCTATTTCAAGTACTCCCTTCTTTGCTATACCTTTCAGTTCTGCTTTGACATCTTTTTTCCTTATTTTTTTAGCATTATTGTAAGTGTTTGATGCTGATAGAATGGCTCCTAGTACGTTACCGTTTTGAACATTTCTCATCACAGAGCCTATGCCATCTACTATACCGCCTGGTCCAAATATCGAATTTGTTCCACCGCCTAACACCGAAAGTGGTGATGGCTCGTTGTCATATCTAACTGTTGCAAACCCAGGAACAGAATTTTTATTAACAATCCCTGATTTGTAAATCACCGTTTCATATAGTACCTGCATCGTGTTGGCTAGAACACCCTGCCCATCTGCTTGATCCAGATTGTCATGTGAAAAGGACCCTATCACAGGGTTGACTAAAGTCATGGAAGTAAATCTCTGTTTGTGTAGTACGAATATTTCTATGCCCTTAAGGTATGGTTTCTTCCTTTGTCTTGGAGTGTCCATACCAAACTTGTTAATAGATTTTGTATCAATACTATCAAATGCATCATCCTTAGTGTTGGATATCGTCAGGTCGCTACTCATTGATACTGAATCTGCTATCTGGTGTTCGTAGTACTTTTTCCAGAAGGCGTTGACAGTGTCTGCATGGTCGTCATGGAATGTTATGTTTACTGGTTCGTAAGCGATCCTAGTTGCATTGTACATCTTCTTGTTGTACTGAGTTTTTTCTTCATAACTCAAATTATACTTTGGTAAATCACACGTCTTGACCAACATGTTGAGTTCGTATCTTTCCTCTCGATTAAATGCACCTATGTGTTGAGACTCGTCTAGATTGAAAACCACATGGAACAGAAATTTCTGTTTTGGCATCAATTGATAGTTGTTATCGATATACAACCTAGATGCGTGTCTATAGTCTTTCATTCCTGGAAGACCGTCTTGGAAACCTTTTAAGAAGTCATTTATCTTTGGCATACTGTTATTTATAGTCACAAAAAAAGCGCCTATAAAGACGCTTTTCCTGTTATAATTGCTAACTTAATCTTGTGTATTACTGTCCGCCACCTGTACTTAATGTACCAATAGTTCTTGCAACTGCTGTTCCAATACCTGTTCCTTGTGGAGTTTGTATAGCATTGTCATATCTAATTGACATTGTGATAGTTGCTGGCTCTGAAGTTGCGTATGCTAGTGTGTTGTAGTTAACGTTTTCAACGTAAGCACCATATAACTCAAATGTTTCTAATACATTTGGTGCACTTGCTCCGTTACCACCATCTAGCATTTCAATTCTAGTTGTGAATTTGTAATCAATACCTGAAGCCGCCGATGCTTGTTCAAAGAAATCAAACTGTTTTTGTATTTGCTCACCAACTAATTTAGTTACTGAGTTGTTTACATCATCTCTTAAAGTCATTGTGATCGGTTCCCAAGTGTGTTTACCAGCAGTGTAAACTTTTGAGTTGTAAACATCTAGTGTTACTGTGTCAAAAGTTAAGTTTGGTCTAGTGATATCTACCACTTGTTTTGTTAGTTCTGATCTCGGTGTTGATACTCCAAAATTTTCCAGGATTGCTCTAAAACGATATTGAAGTTTTGGCATCAACAAGCCTTGTGATGCACTACTCTGATCGTTTGCTAAAGGTACTGTAAATTTTGATAATGTTGATATTGCCATGTGTTTCTCCTATTTATCGAAAATTAGTTCCCTAATTTTGCAATTTCTCCTGTGTTTTTGATTCTTAATGGTATGTAAATGAACTCAACTGATTTAATTGGTTCAATTGCTATATCCACATACAATTCGTTTCTGTCAATCCTTGTAGGTGTGTTGTTTGTGTCATCACATACTACTAGGAAATCGTATAACGCTCTTTGTCCAACAAGTTCTAACATGAAAGATTCGATCGCACCTTTGATCTCATTCCTTGTTAGTTCATCATTTGGTTCAAATATAAACGGTTTAGCAATGGCATCTAGTTGTGATCTTAGATACACTGCTAGTCTAGAAACATTTATTCTGTCTAACGCCGAACTTGCTGATGTCTTAGTCAAGTTACCGAAGTTAACAATACCTGCTCCACTAAAGAATGTGATTGGGTTTACTTTAACTTCATGCATAGAATCTCTCACTGACTCCGTAACAGATATTGTTTG